CTTCTGCTTCTAAGATCATATCAGCTAGGTCAGTAGCTATGACCTTTGAGCAATACATTTCTCTATACACGATTAACTGTTCTGAAGGGCTAACAGCAAACCAGACAACCCCTGTGTAAGAACCGTAACCATAGTCACAAGCTCTAAACCTTGCCCAGTTATGTGGGATCTCAAAGGGTTCTATTACATGATCCCTTCGATTAAACTCTGGAAACGCAGCTCCTTCGTTTATATCCCAATCACCTTCAAGCAATTGGCGTCTTTGATGTTCTGGCAGAGACAAAAGGTTAGCTTCATACATTCCATCTTCTGCTAGATACGGGTTATCGAAGAGGGTGGCTGGAATAAACTTTCTTTTAAACAGAGGCTCACCCTCTCTGCTATGACCCTTAGGCCAAGCAATTGTATTACCATGTTCATCAGTTGCCCAAAAAGAATTATTAGGCGGAGAGGGATTAATAAAGGTACGCTTAACCCACTGATGACCAGGACCGCCGGGGTTACTGGTTGCCCTCATGTACAGAGGTAACCCACTTTCTTTTGTGGCACGGAGACGAGACCTCATATAGTTCCAAGGGTAAGGTGTAGGCCACTGTGTAAGTTCATCAAAACCAATCCAGTTAAATGCCTGACCTTGATATCTCATGACATCATCATCACGGTCTAGGTAACTCATCCAAAGAGTAGCTCCACTAGGTGCTACCCAAGTTTTGTCTCTTTCCATAAACTTAATTCCAGGAACTGCTTTAGGGTACAGCTCTTTAGATATAGAAATAAGTTCTCTTAGTTCTTCTGTGCTTCTACGTACAAGAAGCATACTTGCATGTTTATTACCAAAGTACCTAATAGGATCTACAACTAGGCTATAAGACTTACCACCACCTGCTGATCCACCATATAATACTTCTTGTTCTGTTGCAGAAAGAAAAGAAGTTTGTGGGCCAGCATTAGGTTTAAATACAACTTGTCTATTTGATTCTGGTTCCCTAACTTCCGCTTGCGTCAACTTCTGTGTAGGTAGTTCTTTTGATTCTTTCTTCGATTTTGCGCGCTTTGTCACACGCTTCTTTGTACTTCTCGGCATAATAATTTGCGTTTGTAAGGTCTCTCTTGTTTTTTCGCTCACGGTTTATTCTTTCATGTAACGCAGAAGGACCAATTTTTCTTCCTGATCTAGTAGTTAACCATGCTGCAACATCTTTGTAGGTGTAGTTTTTTAAATGCTTCTTAGCAAGTTCGTAAAGCTCTAGCTCTTCTGGTATTGGTATAAGTATATCTTTATCTTCTGGGTCTTCATAATAACCAAAAGGTACACTGTAACCAATTCTTACTACAGGAAACCAAACCTTTTTCTTATTGAGTATAGTAGGTTTTGGTAGTCTCCAACTCTTGTTAACCCTGCTCATTATCTTTCTCAGGTAAGATAAACAACGGACTAACTGCTTTAACTTCTACCTTGTCAGTCTTAACAAACCCTGCTCGATCTAAAAGATCTTTAGCCGCAACCATCTTTTCTTTATTACCTAGCTCTGTTGGGTCATCCATAACTTCAGACATAGCCCAAGCAGCTCTAGTGCCTTTAGTAGCAATAAACCTTTTAGTGGCTTCTGCTATTTCTTCTTGTAGGGACTCTAGCAGTTGCGCTGTAGAAGCAGTGTTGGAATACCCTGCTACTTTCATAGCTTTTCTGGGTATTCCTTTACACTCCTCTGTAAACAGGGCATCTAAAAAAGCTTGCTGTTGAGGTGTCATGATCTATCCTTAGACTGATTCTTTACCGTAGAATTTTTGTTTAATTTCTCCACGAGTTATTCCAATATCTTTTAAAGCATCATCTGACATATTATTAAGTTGCCAGTATTGAACTCTACGCATTTGAGACTCTTGTAGTTTTTTAACTAATTTCTTAAACATGGTATACTCCTTATGTTTGACCATAAGTAAGTTATACCACATTTAAGTAAAGACTTATACAGACATTAATGCAATCCCGTTATGCTAAAATTGCAATTATATTTTTACTTTTTCTTACGGGGGTAGTACTTGGACATTTGTTCTAGCTCTTTTCTTGAAAGAGAAACACCTGGTCTGTCGGTTCGTTTTACACTGTTAAAACCTTCTGTACTTAATTCATCAGGATTTTTATTTTTATTTACTACCCTACGTTTTACTTCTTCTTTGGGACCAGTCTTAGGTCTACCACCACTAGGCTTTACAGGTGCAGAAGGTTTAGATTTGGGATCTAGTTTAGGGGTAGGCTTCTTTACTGTTGGACGTAGTTTTGGTTTAAGTGAGGACTTAAGTGCTAAGTCAGTTGCATATACCGCAGCCATAACTTTACCAGCTTTGTTTGTATAGTATAGAGAACCAGCTTTTTTAGCTGCTGCAATACTTTTATACTTTTTAGCTTTAGCTTTTTCTTTTGAAAGGGTAGAACCCTTCTCTTTAATTTTTCGGTTGAGGTGTTCCCTCAGAGATTCTTTAGCCATTGTTTAACCTTTCCTAATTCCTGTGTTTAAAGTTCCAGTATGTGAAACCATGCCACCTTGGTTATACATAGCTACTCTGCCACCTTTAGCATAAGCTTTCTTTTTCATGCCACCTTTAGCCATACCTTTAGCTTTCATGTCACCACCTTTATTCATGTAGCCCATATTATTACGGACATTCTTAGGTAGTTTTTTAATACCTGCTTGATTAGCAGTAGGAGTTTTTAAACCACCCATTGCCATACCTTTGGCTTTCATACCACCCTTAGCCATACCTTTAGCTTTTTTCTTCATTGTGATTATCCTCACTGTATAAGTTGTTAAATACTCGTTGCGTATCCCATACATAGTCTACGTTTTCTTTTGAGTTAAATATATGTTGGTTAGGTCTAAAGTCAGGAGCACCTTGCCCTGTTTCAAACCAAGCTGGATGAGTTACTCTCACTCTGTTATTGGGCAACGCAACAATGTTACCTGTATATTGTCCAGCATCTAACAGCTCTAATACATGAGACTGTTTGTGTTGTGCTGGATCATCGGCAACTTCACTATCAGTATAGTCAACAGTAAAGTAATACTTAGCTGGATAAAATTCTCCATCTACTTTAGCTATCCAAGGAGCAGGTGTTGCTCTTTCTAACTTGTAAACACTGTGGTAATGCGACATACAATCCCAAGGTTGGGCAAGATAAGGTGGTAATTCAGTAGGCCACTCTTCATAAGGTGTATCTCCTACTAGTGCTGTAAGAGGCATCCTAGCCCACATAGCACCGCCATGTACATTGTCTTCTTCTTCACATCCAGTAAATATAACTTGGAAGCTTAGTGTTCTGTTTGGCATAGTAGTTACACCAATAACCATACAGTGTAAAAACTCTCCGTGGTAGTCTGATAAGTTCTTTGTGTACTCTCGTCTTACCCATGCTTTAAAATATGGTATACTACTTGTTAGATACGCCACGATGTTTCTCCCGCAAGTCTGCTTTAGCTTTCTTGAAGACATTTGCAATTGCTGCCTTCTTCATTACTTTAGCACGTTGTTCAGCAACTGTCAAGATCTGAATCTTCCTTGCGTAAGGTTTTTTTATTCTTTTTACTTTAGCTACTGTAGCTTTTGCATCAGCCATAGTAGCAAACTTAATTGATACTGTATCTTTAGGATTCTCATCTGTGTAGAGTCTACGGTCAGAACCTTTAGGTTTTTTACCTGTCCCTACTTTTGGGTCTCCACTCATAGTTATACTTTCCTAAAGGATTTTGTTTTCTTTGCAATCCTTTTAGGTTGAGCCACAAACTGCTTACCTGCCTTAGTGCCTTTTCGTTTTGCTGCGGTTGTAGCTGCGTACTCACTAGAGCTAAGAGACTTAATAGCCTTAGCAGGTAAATAACGTTCACCAGTTTTAGCACTAGGTTTGCCACTCTTAGTACGCCATTTCTGTTTGGTCCAAGACTTTAAACTTTTCTGTGACTTAGCTAAAGCCATTACTTATACCCACCGCCCTTGGCTTTGTATTGTTTAGCAACCATTTGTGCTTTACGAGCTGACCACTGCCCAGGTTTACCACCTTTACCACCAGCTTTAACAGAGGCGACAAGATTTTTTCTCATAGTTGGTTTAGTATAATTCTTTGCTGCATTAACTGCCATCAGGAACCTTTCTTCCATTTCTTAGAAGGAGAAGCAGTCTTAGAAGAAGACCACTTAACTTTATCTGCCCAGTATGCTGCAGACATTTTACCTTTTTTAATATTCTTAGCGTGTCTAGACTTAAAGGCTTCTCGTTGTCCAACAGTCTGGTTAGTCTTTACACCCTCTTGACCAAACTTAATATACTTGTACTTACCACCTTCAGACGCCATAACATGATGAGACTTACTAGAGCTATCACTTAAACGTTGTGGTTTATTAACTGCTCTTAGTCCAGCATCTTTCATCTTAGTTTTAACTCGTTCAGGGAGAGACATCTTGAATCCTTCTAGGTAAACAATAGGCCACTACCTTATCCTTTGGTGTTAGACCGTGTGTGCTATATCGTTTTGTTATTTGAGCTGCGTAGTAGTTACAATTTTCTACCGTGTTAAATACCATTGTATCTTCAAGCTTCCTATCTACACCAAGATAGATTAGAAGGACAAAAACATACATTACATCATTTCAAAGTGTGGTGCATCAATGAACGGTCTACGTCCTTGTGAACGACGAACATCAACATAAGTATTCATTGCATCCTCCATAGAACCATCCCAGTCAGCAATATTACCCACTGTCCAAGCTGCTCCCCATTTAATTGCTACACCTTTTTGTTTAGCAGCAGCAGCCATAGCATCAGCAATCTCATCATACTTATTTAAAGACCAAGTAACGTTAGGGCCAATATAGGCTACTAGATCCACTGCACGGCCCTCGAGATGCTTACTCTTCATTGTTTGTGATGCACCACTAGCAACAAGCTTCTCCTGCTCTTCTACTGTACGCATACCACAGGTAACACCAAAGTCTACTTTAGTAAGAGTAATAGCAGTCTTAACTACTTCTATTAACTTAGGATTAATACCTTCAAGTCTTCCTTCACTACGTGATGATAGTTTAAACGCCATTACTTTTCTCCGCTATGAGCTTTGCTTGCTCTCGTATTTGTTCTTGTTGTTTTTCTAATGCAATAAACTGCTTATCCAACTCGGATAGTTGGGGGATAGATATTACATTATTTCTTTCCAAAGAACTTACTCACTGACCTCATGCCAATACTAGCACTAACAATACCACCAAGAGCAATCTGATACCACTGAGGCATAACTTCTAAGGCTTGAAACCCTCTTGCTACTATATCATTTCCCCAATCACCACAGAATGCTAAGATTAGTGGGATAGAAAACAACAAGGTAATCCATTCATCTTTCCATGAGTTCTCAGTAGCCTTGATAGCTTCTATATCCCAGTCAATTTCTCCTGTAAGCTGCTTCTTTTTAATTTCAGCTTCAGTTAATTTGATCTGTGTCTTGCCATCTATGATACTGGTAGCTAATCCAGTGAGACTTCCTATAAGTTGACCAATCATTTATGTTTCTCGTTTCCTAACCATACTGCAAAGCAACCTGTTAAGGCTCCCATGCAGATAGACACTAGACCTGACTGTTGAATAGAGGGATCAGGTAGGGTCATGAACCAATGAACTGCTTGATATGTAAGTATAGTAACTGCAAGCATCATAATACGAGGCATAATCTGCCACTTAAGTACACGTTCCATAATAATCTCTGGCATTATTCCCAATCCCTTTTAGTTTGTGGTTTAAATACGTCTTTGGCCTCGAGGTGACCCTCTAAATACATGGCTCTTTCTACATGATCTAAAGAATATCTAACCCCAGTGTCTTGAAATATCTTTTCTCTTATATAAAAGACGTCAGATCTAGGGATATGTACTCTTCTAAGCCTACCCTCATCTCTTGATGCTAGGGCATAGTAGAATTCTTCTAGCACTTTGTCAGAAGAATACATTTTAGGTTTAGCCATTGTCTTGATTGCTCCTAGTTATAACCAATGTTTTTCTAATGTCAATACTTTTTTGTAATAAATCTAAAATGGACGACAAAATTTGCCACATCTACACTAACCTAAGGTTATTTCTTTAGATTATATACTTCTTATTATTAGTTTCAAGAGGTTTTACTCTAAGTTATACTCTTAGGATATAACATCTAGTATTATATATTTAATTAATTAGATACAAGAGGTCATATCCT